ATATCAAAAAAATATCCATCATGGCTGAAACTGGCAAAACCGGGGAGCATGTTGGTAAACGATCAATACCTCTTTGTCAGGAACTAATGGATATCATAGTCGAAGACAAATTAAAGGACTTGCCTGGTGATTGGTTTGTTTTCGGAAATGAGGGCGAACCGGGTCCGATTGCCACTTATGAGAATTATTTCAGCAAGCGGTATCATCCAATAAAGGTAGCTTTGAATATTGATTTTAAATACACTATATACGGCATTAAGCATACCAGGGTAATTGACTTGTTAATGTCAGGCATGGAACCTATAAAAGTTATGCTTTACACAGGGCATACCGATTGGGGAAGTTTTCAGGCTTATATCCGCGAACTTGGCGCCGTTATGGATAAGCAATTAATTGGTAATACTTTAAAGCTTAAAATTTAGTAATCTCGTCGGGAGCACAAAAAAAGCCTTTTCAATTTAATGGAGAGGCTTTTTTATTTCTATGTATGTTTTATGTATGTTGGTTAAACCGGTATTAATTCGATTATTCCGGAATGTTGATTTAATAAATGGCATAATTCTGAAGTGTTTTTTAAAACCTTATGCAGCCTTTTATATAGGCTTAAATGTACTCCAGTTGTTTCAAATGCAGGGTTTCTAAATTGCACATATTGTTCTAATGATTTTAAAATAACAATATCCATATGCCTTGTAGAAACTGTTAAAAAGCATTCATTCTTTATTAGAGATGCTTCTCGTCTGCCAGTTTGCCCGTACCAAAATTGACCGTGTTGAGCATAATGTTTTGTTTCATCAAGATTTTTAATTGCCTGGTCTATTGCTGAAAATTCATCATCAGATAATGTAAAATCAATATCGATGTTGTGGGATAATTGGTATTTCATAATTTATTATTTAAAAATTAAAAATAGTCCGGACACTCGTCTAACATCCTTAAAGTTGAAACGCAAACTAAGCCCATATAAAAAGGGCATAATTCAAGGGCTGCTAATTCGTAGCTTTCAAGATATTCCTTTACGGCTAATTTCATTTGTCGCCTATCGGTTCCCTGGTAAATTCTTCGTTCGGTGTTCTGCAGCAATTCTATTGCATCTATTTCGTATGTCATCATACTTATATAAATGCATTTAGGTTACAAATACCAAATGGTGTAATATTGTCCGCTAAGCTTTGACATATTTTGTAATGTTATTAAGTTGTTCATCGTATTCCATCCAGTGCAATATTCGGGTTGTTTGGATGTGAATAACGCCGTTTTCCGGTTCAATATCTTTTACTTTACCAACTCCACTAACTTCCTTTTCCTTGTCGTGGTCGTAATATTCAAACCTGACTTTATCGCCTTTTGCTAATTTCATTTTTTTGGTTATTAGTAGTAGGAGTTAAACCATATTCAATGTAAATCTTTCGCCTTTTCCCTTTTTGAGTTTTTCCATTTCTCCCGCATAAATATGATCTTCGGGTATTGAAACTTCAACTTTAACCGCACTATCAAGCGAATAAAAGTCAAGTATATAAACGGTTGGTTTTATTATAGCGGTGTTTCCACAAAAAAAACCTTCGTTTATTTCTGCCCTATCTGCTGAAACCCGGGTAGAAATATTTTCTAATATAAATTCCATATTTTTTTTATTTAGTAGGAGTTAAACAACTGCTTTTCCATTGCATTTAAGCCATTCACCGAAAGATAATGAACTATCCGAATGTAGATAGTCTAAATATCTTTGCTTTGATTTAGATGGCTTAAATTTAGACGGGTTAGTAAATGTATCGAGATAAACAAATTCGGACGTTGTATGACATGGCAAGCTTTGTTTTTTGCGGTCATCGTGAAAGGTTACACCAATGTAATTTCCTTTATCTGTTGTAACTGTTCCTTTTCGGCCTGATACAGTTACATCCTGTCCAAAATCAACAGATAGGACGTAGTTTTGATTTATCCATTCAAAATGAATTGTTTGAAAATAGTTTTCCATCGCTTTTAATTTATTTTTTCAATCCAACTATTTGCAATATATCATCTACAGTTTTTTCAAATTCGGGCAGTTCGCTTTTTGTATGCCACTTTTTACGGTATATAAACAGTTTGGTAGCAAGGTCAGATATCAATTCTGACTTGTCGTTGCTTTTCTTTTTAACGGCTGCCGTATAATTACCCAAAACATCTGTAACCGCTATCTTTTCAGCTATAAGTAGTTTGTAAATGAGTTCATCTACTGCCGCTTTACTCCAACTTAAAACCTCGCTTTCAGCATCAAACCTCAATTGAGCATAGGCTATACCAGCGACAAAATAAGGGTTCGTAAAATTATTTTGTCCCTTGTCAAGTATGACCTGTGTTTCGGTGCTTACTGTTACCTTCATTTATTGCAGATTTTCTTTCTTTTTAATCAATACATCAACCCATTCCTTAAACTCCCTGCTAATCTTAGGGTAAAGTTTTTTTAAAAGTGCTTTCCTGGATTTGGGTAGGCGGAAGTTAATCGTTTCTGTAGGCTCTTTTTTCTTTGCCCCGGTGCCTTCACGCTTTCCGCCAGCGCCTTTCTTTTTATGTTTAGTCATCTACCGCCAAATCCCCAACCTGTTTAGGTATGGGGCGGGGCCTGCGAAAAACATTCTCAGGGTTAAAACACAGGTTCTTTAATCTCCTATTAGTTCATCTACGTGAGCGGCAAACTTTTCGTCAAATTCGGTTGGTGACATATCCTTACATTCACGCATAACTTTCTCGAATTGGTCAGGCGTAAATTTTATAGCCATTTTACATTGTTTTTTGTAAATGTAAAAATCTTTATCGGTGCATCCATCTTTAAACATCTGCATTATAAATACAATGTTTGCGCGTGTTGTCAGGCTCATTTTTAATATTCTATAAAACCTTGTTTGGTCGAATTTATTAAGTTGATATATTCCGACTTTCGCAACGGCCTGAAATCATCGTCGTTAAAATATTTTACTATGGCTTCTTTTGAGCCGTCTCCTACCTTCATAAACATTCCATCAGTTAACATACTTATAAGCCCGTATGATTTATCACCGCCAACATTAAACCCAACCTTAAACGACACCGTACAAGCAAAAGATAAATCAGTAGTCCCTAAAGATGACGAGTTTTTTATTACATAAAGTCCGCATTCTATGTCCTTGACATCCCATTTTGCGGTAAGTGTTAATTTCATATTATTTAAGTGATAAATTATATTCTGATTGAAGTCTTAATAATAATTGTTCTCTTGTTTCTGTTTTCTGAACATCTCCGTAAAATATTTCTATTTCATACCACAGGCATAACCAATCATTTGATATACCCGTTTTTTTAGAAATTTCAGGTATTTCATTTATAATGGCGGATTTTATTACTTCCTTCATTGTTTTTAAATTAAGCCCGGTTTTTAAGGCCGGGCTATTTGTGATTAAAAATTGTAATCGTAAAATCTTACAGGCCTGTCGCCTAAAATGAATTTGCGACCGTGTGCATCTTGCTATTGACGTTTTGCGGCTGAATATCTAACTTTAATCACTGTGTTATCAGTGTTTGAAGTATAGTTATAATCTTGTTTGTCTTGGTCAGCGCAATTAGCTGAAAAACCGCCTACGTGAAATTGTGAAGGAAATACAGTTTGTTCGTAATCCATTGCGCGAACTTCGATACATTTTTCTGATACTGTTTTTACAACTTCATAAGGGGTTACATCTGAATAACCGTAGTTGTTAGCGAATTTTGCTGTGGTTGAATTTAAAGTTTCCATTTTGAGAATGTTTTTTTGTTTGTCTGTATTGACACAACAAAGATAAACAAACTTTTTATATTTGCAAAACTTATTTCAAAAAAAGATAATATTTATTTCCGGTATCGTTACCAAAACAGATTATAAGAGAGAATGATCCCGGAAACTATAATATTCATCCCGGCAAAGTATAACATGATCTACTAAAGTAATTCCCAAAGATTTGCATATGGAAACTATTTTTGCTGTCTCTTCAATATCGTGTCCCGATGGCCGGCAGTCGCCCGATGTATGATTGTGTGAAAGGATAATATGTTTAGATCGTCGTTTAAGGGCGTAAAGAATAGCTGTATCAACATCAAAGTCAACATGTGAGTAACCGCCTGTATTTAATTTACGGTGGTATAGATAGTGTTTATTTTGATCGAGGTAAATAACATATACCCTTTCATGGACTAAAAGCTTATCCAGGTTCCATATTTCTCTAAAGGCCTGTGCGCATTCGCTTGAGTTTGTAATTTGGTTTGTTGGGTTAACTTCAGTAGTAAATTTTTTAGACATAGCTTTCGGGTTAACAATATTCCTGCCGATTAATATATATACTTAAAACACCCCTGCTATAGATAATTTATTTCCAAAAAGTGGAAAATACTCTAAAATAAAAATGACGTGGACTGCATTACTCCCGCAACTCTCGCCCTACCAGGGGCCAGCAACGCAAATAAGCAGCCACGCCATGACGGCGCACTCTATTTTTCGCGTTGCTGTTTTTCTTAGCCTGGTAGTTGAGAGTTGCAACAAAAAAATGAAGTACAAATATCTTTATATATCAAACATATAAAAAAAGCTGTGATTATCATAAGTTATTAAATTAATCAGGTCAACAAGTGTAACAAATTTATTACTGACTTTTTTTAAAAAGCTTATTGATTTAACACTTTTTTAACAAAAGAAAATTTATTTACGAATTTTTGATAAAGTTCAGGATAGCTACAGAATTTAATATTTAATTGGTGGCTTTATTTTTTTGGATAAGCATAAACCATTTGCTGTCATTCAGCCAGCGGACGTATTTGCGCTTGATGTGAATTACATATTTATCCTTGCTTGTGTCCGGATTGTCGATGCTCCAATGTGGCCTGTTGGGATATTCAAATTGTATCCATTCATAGTGCAGCGGCATGTTTGCGACAAGGTTAAAAATAGGTTGCGTTAACATCGTGTACGAAGTAGTACGGTAATCCCTGAATATCTGCTCGGTGTATCCGGTTAACTTGTCATCGTGTATAACTGGCACGAGACATGGCACCGTATCAATCATAAATATTGCCGTTGCTTTACCTGTGTCGCAAGGTTTTAAGTTGGCAGTTTTAATCTTTTGCCCAAACAAATTAAGTGAGCAGATTATTAATAGGATTGTGGTTATTGTTTTCATTTGTTATGTTGTTTAACTTCCCATTTTATAAAATCTATTTCTGACGGTTTGCGAGGGACAAGGTACCCTATAAATTCTTGTTCTGTCCGTGCTGGCACATTTTCTATTTTAGAATATTCCTTTGAATGCCCCGATTTGCCATTAGATGCAGACCAATACTCATTCCATAAGGTATCAATTTCAGCGGGATAAAAAACAGATTTATACGCCTTTCCTATCGAGTTTTTAATTACGTTATTGTTGAATTCTATTACAGGGGCTTTGTATTCCATTTCCTGTTCGAATGACATCGGCATGTAGCTAATCGAGTTTTCAGTGCGTCCAACTACTGGAACATCCTGCATTTCATCCTTTAGTTTGATAGTGTCAGTATGTTGATAACAATCTAAAAAATATTTTTGAGCCGTGCTATCGGCTATTGTAATGTTGCCAATTTTCACCTGCCCAAAAGCAAGTGAGCAAACAAAAATAAGGATGAGGGTTAAGAGGGTTTTCATGACTGTTTAAATATTTCTACGTTAAAAGGCATTTGATTAATTATCTTCATAGCTATTGGGGATTGCTTAATTAGCGCGGTCATACCAATATTTGAATGTGGTTCATCCCAATAGAAAATACTTTTACTTCCCGGACGGCCGTCTTTACAGCTACCCTCAATTGCGCAAATTGAATAATGTGCTAACCGATAAAACCGGACTGTCCCGTTTCTCATTCCTTCACCTTTTTTCTTGGATGGTAGGCCTTCCGGATTGAATGGCAAGTCCTCAAGTCGGTGTAGGCTTCTGTAAATTCCATTGCCATCTAACTCCCAAAGGTAGTGGCCTGCGGTTTGTAAATCTGTTCCAAAGTAGTATATCATTTCATTTATCGGTTTGGTTAATTAATCTGTTATTTTTTTTTTCTTCTTTATAAAACTGAATAATAAAATTTATAATATACACTACCACAACTAATGACCACATTGTTTTTAAATAATGTACAGATGTATTGGCTAATATTTGAGCCAATAATATTATTATGATTGATTGAGTTGATTTCTTCATTTTTTAAAGTGCTTTTATTTGGTTAATTAAATCGGTTAAAGTCTTATTTTGATATTCCATATACTCGTAATCGGCACATTGCTTGTCGGTGCTTAAAATGCCATCGATAGTGCCCTGTATCACCTCTATCACCCTCTCTTTGCTGACAGTGTTTTGCTTTTGCCAAAAATCTACCCCGTTGCGGGTATTCCATTTACCTTGAACCTTATCTTTCCTATCATCCGTAATTATAAGGGAACAATCAGTGCAAGTAATACGATAGTAAGGATGTTTGTACCCTAAAATTACACTTTCACCTTCCTTTCCTCCGCACAATGGACAGGGGTCTATCCCATTTGCAACACCCATTGATACAGGAATATAATCAGTTTCTTCAGTTTCCTCCGGCTTTTCTGCCTTTGGTGTTATTATGTAAATCTTTCTGACTTTATGAATGGGTTGGTTTAATTCTGAATGGTTTTCGTAGTGGTAGTTATATTGATGTTCTGTTATTTCTTCCCACCCATTTGTAAAGGTACTTTGTTGCCAAACTATCCTCCCCTCCAAAATCTCTCCTTCCACCCCATGGTAAGGCGAATGATCGGGGTTGATTAAGGGCAGTTCAGGATGGGCTGAATTAAATCGCCCACAATCGGGATTGCCGGGAGCCGGATAATTCGAATATGGCGGTCTTATAAATTCCCAATGCGGATTTACGGCTATACCGAATCCAGGCTTTGTTGGTTTTATTTGCATTGCTTTTTATTTTTATTTTTACGTTTGTTAGCCCGGCGTTCTTTTCGTGTTATAGGGGCATTAAAAAAAGGATTAAAATCAGGCACAACTAATTGGGGCTCTAATCCTATTGGCCGTTCGTACTGGCCTAAATTAGCCACCACAACATCTGTACTTTCAACAATCTTATAGTTATCACCGAGGTTCATTTCTCTTAATTTCGCCTCTAATAAGGCAGTTCCAACGCCGCTAATTCCGCCACCAATGATTATTATTTTATCTTTCATTTCTCCCCCTCCTTAACCGCTAATCCCTGATCTAAAAGATTGAAAAGGTCTCCGTGTAGTTCGAATACTTTTTCAGCTAAATGATACGGCATATATATGGGGTTGTCTTTAATTACTGCCTCTAAATAATGCTTAGCAGCGTCACCTGTTTCGTCGAATTTATTATTCCACCATTCAGCCAACTCCGGTATTAAACCCGCTAAGGGGCGTAAACAAGGTTTGTCATATTTTGCCGCATTAACCATATTAGACGATACCAATTCATATTTAGATGGTTCGCCAAATTCGGCTTCGGTTTCCATCATCATTAATCCAGTCCCCAAATAATATTTGAGAATGTTAAGCATGTTGTTTTCCATTGTTGTAGTGTTTAATGAATTCTATTACGGCAGTATAAACATATTCTATTTTAATTTCACCGAACATAACAGGAATGTAAATATTCAGATCCAAAAAGTTTTTAATTACTATACAGTCACGCCCTATGTTTTGCGTCCAATAGTTTTCGTGATTATCCCAACCCAATTTAGCTATCTTTAGTCAAACTGGCATGAGCATATTCCAATCTTCATGGTAGGTGTTATATTTAGTGCATCTGAAATATTCTGCACAGGCCGCATTTTCAAACATAAATACAGCATATTCGCCATTGCGTTTAACTATTTTAATGCCGTCAAATTCTGCTATTATTTTGTTGTTTTCTTAGTTCATGGGTGGCTGTTATTAATTCTAAATATTTTACAAATCGGTTGATAGCCTAAATTACAATGTCCATAATATTGAAAATTATCTTGCGTTAATTCGTAGTAATAAATGTAACGCCTGCCGAATGTTATTTTAATCTTTCTTTTTTTCATATCCCCTCCACTTTAAACACCCCATTATCAATTAATTCCTGTACCGAGTAGGTGCGGGGCGTGTTGTTTTCCAAAACGGTGACTGGTAGGGCTATAGATAGTTGACGCAAACAATCATATAGCCTAAAAATGTCTTGGTCTATATAAGGCATATTATTTTTAAGGGTTTGGATAATACTATCGTAAAAGAAATATACAGTGTAACTATCATCCCTAATGGTGATACGATTTTCATGTCGATGAATGGTTATTCTTGCCAATCCTATTGCATTGCACATCATTTTTAATTCCTCATCCGTCAGCGCAGATATAGGGCGTACTTGGAGAAAAGACCAATTTTCAGTATCGTATTTTAAAACGGCATTTAATTCGGGTATAGTTAATTTTATTACCCTTCCGAATGCGGTTACTAAAACATCTTGGTTTAAATACAGCGCAAATATTTTTGCTTTTGTTTCTTGTGAAATCATTTTGATGTGGTTAAATAGCTAATTTTTTATCTGCTTTTATGGCAACTTTATTTGCAGCCAACGGTTGGATAGCAATAAAATCACCTCCGTTAAGCGCGTTGGCTATAACAACTGTTTTCCCTTCGTGTAAATAACATTCAAGGCGAATTGATCCAACCTCAATTATTTTAGTTATCAGCTCTTTATCGTATATGTCAATTTTCATTTCTTTAAATATTTATTTATGTCAATTGATAATATAACAGAAGTGCCGTCAAAGTGGCCCATTTCCGCACAATCCTTTTTCAACGCATCGAGCCGGGCTAAAAGTTCCGCTTCGGTGTAAAATTGGCCGGCGTATTCTTCCATCGAGTTTAAAACAGCCTGTTTTCTCCTGTCAGTCCACGCTGGCAACGAATTGCAATTATCATCTAAAATTTGTTCGGCGCTTTTCATTGTTTATCTGTATTAAGTGCTTTACGATAGTTTTTTAATAACTCATCAATTCCGTCTGCTATATTTTTGTACGAAGATGTATAAGCCAAAACACGTTCAATTTCATAAATAAGGTCGGTTAATTCCTTTATACGGGCATCCTTTTCACTATCAGCCATATCATAGGCTACTTGCATGGCAGTAATTATTACATCAGATGCCCAGCCGAAGTTTTTGTCATAATATCCAATCATTTCAGCCTCATTTTCAAAGGGGAATGATTCCAATAATACTTGTTTAAAAACCGACTCAAACTTTTTTGTTAATTCTGTTTCCATGGGGTGTTAAAAAGGTTAGTTACTGGGTTATAATTACTTTACAAAGCAGGATGCATATCCACGGTTTGAACACATTAACTCAACACATAAATCTCTTAGACGTGCTTGATATTTTTCAGCACTTTCCCCGTCTTTTTGAATTAATTCGTCATTAAACCATCGGGATGTTATTTTTTGATTAAACTGCTTTACGCAATCATTAAAACCCAACTCATAATATTTTTTAGGAATGCCTTGCAAATCCTTTTTAGGGTCAAAATCCCTTACTGTTACTTTTAAGTCCATCTTTTTAAAATTTAACATTAGCACTATGTAATAAAACAAAAATTAATGTGATAATTGGAACCAGGAAAATAACGGCTGTTATTCCTTGTTGGGCCAGTGTTGCATCCCCCTTAAAGGTGTGGATAATGCTGGATTTAATTGAAGTTTTCATTGCTGGAAATTTTTAAGTTAAACATTATTGTCTTTTGCCGGCAAAGCCCGAAGCCTTGTGAGCGTTCGGGTGATTTGCCGTCCCGGATAGAATTTCCGAAAATATACAGGCTCTTGTTAATTCATTAATCGTATTTAAAGTAAAAATTTCTGCCCACAATGCGATTATCAATAAACACATCTTCAATTTTTCGTTCAATCAAGCCCCACTCAAAAAGATCAGCACAAACAAAAAAGGCGTTACTGTTAAAGTTTGTCGGCTTAAACCACTCACCTTTTGTAAACTGGCTTATAATTTCGATATGATAATCTAAGTTCATATTTTTAAAAATACCGGCTATTAACCCGGGTGCCTATCTTTAGGCACCTTTTAAAATGTCGCGTTCTGCCTTTAATTTATCCCAAATTAAAAGATGATCGTTATAGTAATTCATATCAACTTCGCCTTCGCCGAATTTCCTAATCCTGGCGCTCATTGCATTGATTTCAACCTCTAAGTTATTCATCATTTGGGTAAGCCTTTCAAGTTTCATTTTGATACGTTTTTGTTATGCCTAATTGCATGATGTAAAGATACAAGTTGTTTTTGAATTACCAAACTTTTATGTAATTATTTTTCATTTATTTTTTTTATTTTGTTTTTTAGGTGCAAAACATTACCTTTACATAAATTAATAATACATGATAGTAATAGGTACAGAAAAAGCTTTCTTAGAAATGCTTAATGAACGAGGCGTTTATAAACGTCTTGGAGTTGATCGATCAACAGTATCCAATTGGAAAAAACAACGGCAAAAAGTGTCGTTAGATAAGATGGAAGAAATGCTTGTAAAAGCAGGTGCAAGCGTTGTTAATGAAAAATCATGGTATATTGATAAGGCATAAAAAAGCCCGGCGAAAACCATAACGCCGGGCTAAACAAAACTAACTTATAAAACACTTAAACTTTACTCACCTTCATTACCCTTATTTGGCAACCAAACAACACAAAGGGCGAGCCCTATTAATACAAGCCCCATTAATGCAATTGCTATTGTCATACAAATAAAGTTGCTTTAGCCTTAACTTCAAAAATTCCATTTTCTATAGCCCATATTACAAGCCCTGTACGCGATCTTTTTTCAAGCTTTATAAATAAGTTATTTCTATAGTCCTCAACAGTTCTTAAACTCTTAAACATCTTTTCTGCTATCTCTTTATAAGTAAGTTCAGAGCAGATTAACTTTAAGAATTTAATTTCATTATCGGATAGGTTCATCAAGCCGTCTTATATTTTTTCAATGCCCAATAAACACAATGTTTAAATATCCTATCGTCAAAATTATACCATGCTGGATGTAGTTCATCGGCGTGTTGTTTTAAAATACCATATTTTAACTTATCATATAATAACGGTCTTTTAAACACCATATATTTTATAATAAAACTTAAATGAAGTTTATCCCACATGCGGTGGTGTATAAAGCCGAATATCATAATAACAATTGCAAAAACACCAGCTATTTCGCCTAAAATAATTATTCCGATAACGGCAAAAATTACCTTAATTCTTTCAATAGCGCCGTCAGCCCAAAAAAACTTATCCTGAAAATACATACCAGCTAAAAACACTTTTATCAACTGTGCGATTATTAATAAAATAATTCCTATTTTCATTTTACAAAAGTAGTAATTATTGATTATTATTTATTTAATTTTGGTCATTAAAAATCATTAACAATTAATCACAAATTATTATGAGTGAAACCACAAGCCAACCCGAAAACTTTTTTCAAAAAATTGAAGACGAGGCCGTAAAAATTGTAGATGGAATATTCGGCGAAAACGGCGAATTGAAAACCATCGAGCAAAGCATCGGCAAATTTTCTGATGCTGTAGTTAACGAATTTAAAAGCCTTGAAGGTAACCCAGAAGCTGACTTTTTCGTTAAGATAGCAGAAGGTATTGACCCGGCCCTAACCCCGTTAATTTCCGGCATTGAATTAGCGTTCCCAAAGATTTTAAACATCGCTACAAACGTATCGGCAGAAGTTGACAAACCTGTTGTGCAGCAGATACAGGATGCGAAAACAGCCATAAACTCGCAGAAGGCCGCTAACGTAACTTTAGGATCAAATACATTAGGTGGTATTGCTTCGGCTGTGAGTGCCTTTGTATTCGATAATAACGCCACATCGTTAAATGCTGTAACGCCAAGCCAGTTGATAACCGCACAACAAGTTATTCACTCCCAGGCCGCTTAAAATGGATAATGCATCTGAAAAATTAGGCCAAGCTATTGACAGGGTTGATAACATGGCAAATGCTTTAAATATTCCCATGCCTGCCGAATTTCATATCGAGCAATTTAAAAGTACATTACCTGAAATTGTTGCCGAATTAAAATCAGCATTCGCCGAATTAACAGGCGAAAATCCATGGGGGTAATTTCCCTTTCCCCTTTAAACAAAAAAGCCTTAACGTTTTGCTAAGGCTTTTTTAATTTACCATTTTACCCGGTTGGGTAATATGGTTTAACTATCAATTATTTTTTAAACTATCAGGTATTTCCGAATGATATTGTAATGATGTATCACCATCAAGGTTAATATCGTTTGTATCTGCTTTAGTAAGGCTGTCAGTAAACCTTTTTTGTTTGTCAACGCCATTACACCCCGTTAAAGCAAAACAAATGCATATAGCGGCTATTATTGCGTATTTCATGGCTTATGATTTTACATTTACAGTATCAGCCGAGTTTACAACCGGATTAGCGGCCTGTGAGGCGATTGTATCATCTTTTTTGGCGCTACCCGATGAACTGCCAAACCAGTACCCGAGAACGGTACCTAAAGCCCCTACATTGGCAATAGTAATTTGCGGATCAGGTTTAACGCCGGCAATAAGGCAAAAAAAGAAGTACACGAATACAAAGGATAAAACCACTATTGATAATATGCCCTTAATGTTTTTGTTTAAATCCATTGTTAATTTACTTTGTAATAAGTGAAAGGATGTTTTGAAACTGTATCATTATTGGGGACAATGTATTTTTCAAAATGTCCCGAATACCTCAACTCTTTAATTGTATAGGTAGGTATCACAACGTTATCCGGTTTTAGATATCCGGACACGCCGTTCCAATAAACCTTAACATTAACAGGTTGATTTAATTTACGTGTGTAGGCCTCAAGTTGTAACCAAACCAACCTATTATTATTGGGTCGTTGTGGGAAAGTGTTTGCAAAGTCGAACGAATTATACTCATCAGTTTTATTGCCGTTCTCGTCGCTGGCATCGCAATTATGTCCAATATCAAATCCGCTTTTTGCATAATCCTTTGACAGGTTAACGCGGCCACCAGTGGCATGAAATCCCGCTTCGCGACCAACCGCCTTAACATGTGGTGCCGCTGTCCATATAACGCTATCAGGTATTAATGTTTTTGCGTTCCAATAATCAGTATATCCGGGATAAACGATTTTAACGGTTTGGGCAAGTGCCGGGCTGCAGCCATATGCCAGCATACATAAAAGATAAAAAACTTTTTTCATGTGATTATTTTTTAAGGGTGTCTATTTGTTGTTTTACGCGGCTGTTGATCCGGTTTAAATCAATAGCCCATAATGTTTTTTGAGCATCGTTGGCGCCGTGTGTGGCCTCGTAAACTATTTGGTTAATTCGACGGTAGTCTGATAGCTTTACTACTATTACGGTGTCTGAAACGCGCCTGCTGTCAATAAGAGCGGCACCCGCAATATTAATAGTCATAAATAAAACGACTAATGAAATAAGGCCAATTGTGGTAAGTGTTTTTTTCATGGTTAATTTAGTTTGATGTGATATTTTGTTTCAAGATATTTTTTACGGTTAAGCATTATTTGTTTTTCGATTATGGCATTTTCTACCTGTATGACACTATCTATTTTGTGTTGATAGAAAGTTTCAAACCTTTGATATTTTAAAGCCTCCTTATCATCCTGTGCTGTCGCCTTATCATAAAAATACTGGCTTATTTCTTGATATTTAGCAACGCTATCAGCCCAATTTTCGCCATACCAAAAACCGTAGTTAGTAATGCCTTTTTGAGCCTTAACGGTAAAGGCAATTAAGTAAAATAACGAAAGTAAAACAAGCTTAATTTTCATGGTTTATTTTTATCCAAAAATAGATAATAATTATCTTAATTAAAAGCAAATTAATTAGCGTAATATAATAGAGTCTTATGTTTTGTTTTTGTACTTTTGTGTGCCGTAATTCAGCGGTGTAAAACGCTAAGAAAATGAATACAGAACCAATTGGCGACCGTATGAAGCGGTTGTATGAAAACGTTACACGCTATCAATTACAAGGCAGAACATATACTATTATACGTATAGATGGTAAAGCCTTTCACACCTACACAAAGGGCTTAAAGAGGCCTTTTGATGAACAATTGATATTAGATATGGATGAAACGGCTTGTTATCTATGTAAAGAGATACAAGGGGCTAAATTTGCCTTTGTTCAATCAGATGAAATATCAATATTACTTACTGATTTTGATAGCTTAACATCACAAGCATGGTTTGACGGAAATATTCAAAAACAAGCCTCAATAAGTGCGAGTTTAGCAACTGCAATGTTTAATCAACTACGTCCAGGAAAATTAGCTCATTTTGATGCAAGGGTTTTTCAAATAAGCGATAAAACAGAAGTTGAAAATTATTTTATTTGGAGACAGCAAGATTGCACACGAAATTCTATTTCATCCGTTGCTCAATCTATGTATTCGGCAAAACAATTGCATGGTAAATCAACGGATAACATGCAGGAAATGATATTTCAAAAAGGTATTAATTGGAATGATTACGATCTTAAATTAAAAAGAGGCAGATTAATAACTAAATATCATTATGAAAAAAATGGGGCTATTCGTTCTAATTGGAAATCAATCGGGTGCCCTATATTCACACAAGAAAGAAATTTTATCAGTTTAATAATACCTGATAGAAATGGAATTAACCAATTAGGTTGATTAGCGTTATCCTATTTTGGTTAACTAAGCCCCTTACAAAGGGGGCTTATTGTTTAAAAAAAGTGGTAAAATTAAAAAGCCACTTTACGACATATAAACTTCATATTCTTTTGTCCTGCGTTCAACAAGGTCTTCCAAAGGCTTACCGCCGGCTTTTGACCACATTAGAAACGCTGCTTTTAATTCCGGCCCTGATACATTAGAATTTACAAGGCGATGAACTGTAGAGCCTTTAAATCCACCCGTACCAATGTTATAAGTAAGGCTTACTAAAGCATTGTATTGGTTTTGTGTTAAATCGGGGCGAGTTGTGGAAGATACGGCCAGTTCAAAAGGCTTAACAAGTTGCAAAAACATGCTATCGGCTTGCGCTTGCGATATTGGCGGGTCACTCATGGTAACTTTCTTTCCAGTCCCAGGATAATAGGTCATTCCTGTGCCAATAGTGGGGATACCTACCTGATCCAGGTACGGGTGTAAAACGCATCCTTCAAATTGCGCTATAAGCCTTATTCCGGCCTCGTCTAATTGTGTAATTTGCATAAATTTTTTTCTTCAAAATTACTTAAACATTATCAAACTTTTGCAAATAAAAAAGCCGCTCAATTTCTCAACTGTACGGCTTCCGATTTATTCACTCTTAAAATTTATCTCACCCTACAATATATTTATTGTTTTCAATATTCGGCACATTCGCCACTTGATACGGTTTTTTATCAACGGGAATTGTTTTAACGCGATTACGTATCTTATCCCAATAATCATACCCTTGCGGAGATGATCCAAAATCAAACGCTATATCTAATGCCTCACCTGCGTCTTTAGCTTCCATATCACATTTTTCTATTGGGGTATTATTAAAGGCATTCATCCGTTCTCCATCGGCTAAACACATTTCAAAATAATGCCTGATTGTGCCATCGTAACGGCTTTTTTTTGGTACAGATGATTTGACATAATTGGAAAGCATTTCGCCTTTTAAAACATCAAGCCTGTCAAACATTTCGGTAATACAGGCAACACAACTTTCCGTGGTTGCATCGTCATTTCTTGATGTCATATATAATTGCTTTTGTATGATAGCAACGGCAATTGAAAATTCATCTTTGAGCGCAACAGGCTTTATTGATGTAAGCGAATGGTTGGCCGTATTAAAACATGACGCTATATCGAATAACCAGTTTTTTTCAGCGTTTAGCGGCGACCGTAAGAAGTCGGTCAATAAATCATCTTTGGGGTCGTCTTGCCCGATAAATTCTTCAGAATGTAAATCCAATGGTTGCACTATTTGTAAAACAGGATTAATGCCGTCGAAGTGACGTTCGTAAGTTACTTTTAATGTACTTTTCATAAAATTGTTTTTACTCGCTGGCGATATTGCTCAAGCGGTAATACAAAGATAAATAACACTTTTCAAATTACATTACGGGAACCCGTAAAACGCAATATTTATTTTATAAAAAAGCCTCCTTATCCTTGCGATTCGGAGGCTCTCACATACAAAAAATAACAATGAGAAAAAACGCCTTTGAGAGGCTGTCCTGCTATATCAAATTTACTTATTATTTTGCGAATAAGTAACAATTCTTTTTCCGCTTGCATCATAGTGATATTGTTCACCACCAGGCAATGATAACCGGGCTTTTATAGCCTCTAATTGCTGCTTATAATATTTACGGTCGGTTGCCAATTGTATTTTAACGTCTGAACTGTTTTTATAAATCGATGTGAAATTAACGCTATCCTTAATGATCTTTTCATCTAACTTTTTATCAAGTTTTAAGACGGTCAATTTCAATTCGGAAACAGCATCAATAACCTTAGCGTTTTCGGGCTTTTTAACCACGTTGTTATCATACTTCCAAAATCCGCTAACTACCGTTCCAGTGGCCACTATAACACCAAAAATAAAAACAAATAAAGGCCACCACCTTTTTATCATGTCAATTTCATTGGCTATCTTATTGATAGTTTCATGCTGCTCTGTCGCTGCTTGTTTTTCTTCTGCGCTCATTATTTTAAAGGATGTTTCTGTTTATGATATTTACTCTGCTATCCAATTAGTGCCGTTATAAAACGCTTTTGTAACTATAGTACCGCCGCCTACTAATGTAATTCCAAATGAAGGTGTTAACGCATCTGTGACATAGGCCGTCATTCCTGTTACACCAGTAGGCAAGGTGGCTACAGTATATCCCTTTAATTGGACGGTGGCAAAGAAAGCGGCATTATCAGTCGTGTTGTTAAAAGTTACATCAGCATGTCCGGTTGTGGCGTTTCCTATTACATAATTATCATCGCTGGTATTATTTAACCCTACTGTCCATTTTGTTACCCCTGCACTTTGATACGGAATATTTGCAACGCCTCCTGCCATTGTAGTGCGGTTAAATATTAATTGCGGGGCTACTGATGAAATTGTTTGGAATGTGGTAAATGTATTTGCAACGTTAGATTGAATAATGTTAGAAGTCCATGTCATTCCTGTACCACCACTATTTACTATAGGTACTTGGTTAGCAGTTCCGGCAGTTGCTGCGAAATAAAGAAGCCCATTATTGTCTACAGAAAATTTAGAAGTGTAAGAAGCTATAGCACCTGTATTTGCGGAGTTTGTTCCGGCATCGATCAGCATTTTTGTACCTGATCCTGTTCCTGCATCATAGGCTTGAAACCATCCCACTTTCCACCCGGAAGTACCTGTTCCAACCCCGTTATTTAAAAAGAAGTTCGTTGCCGGCGTAATACCAGATGAAATTGTTCCTGCAATATTGTAATTAAACTGCAAACCTTGAAATCCAACTGTAGAATTATTGCTACCTGAAAAGTACATAGCAGCGCTATTTGAAGTACCACCACCGGCTAATCTCAAATCAGAATAAGTTGAATTACTAAACTCAAAACCCTTTAGGCCGGTAACGTTTAGGGTTCCCCCTCCCTGTGACGTAAATGTCCAAAATCCGTTTGTGCTTAATGCCGGTTGCGTTACTACCAACCGACTATAGTTTGTGGTTTGGTCTGTAGAATTATACCAAGCCTGCTGTGCACCACTTGATAGGCTTGCTAAGGTAACAAGGTTTGTTGGGGCACCCGTTCCAAACCCCCACCATCCGTTATTTAATATAGCACCGGCAACCGTTGCACCTGCGTTGCCAACGTTAAAATCGATCGCAGCCGAAGTACTTGTGCCATTTCCGGAAGTTCCCTGTAAGGTCAATATATCTGTTATGCCGGTACCACCGGTCAACGTTCTTCCACCCGAAACACCTGCTATATTCACCGATGAACTTAATACGCCGGCTGATGAAGTTTGAACTATGCCGCCTGCTATATTTAGACCAGGTATTGTTGTTACCCCCGCGGACGATATTGTCATTGCATCTGTAGCACCGTTATTCACAACAAAGTGTATAGCGTTGGATGTTGTTGTACCGATAGCTAAATCAGCTGAAGTAGAAGTTAAGTAAACATTATTAGCTACGTTAAGCGCTCCTGAACCAACCCAACCTGAACTATTCATGCCAAAATCACCATAAAATGTTGTTGCAGTACTGTTATTATTATTAACAACAACGTCAGAACTTGCAGCAGAGCCGCTGTTACTATTCTGTATTATAAGTTGATTATAAGTATTCGCCGAACTTTGAAAAATGCCCAATATATTGGTATCCGAATAGGTAAGCGCGCCAACGTCAATTTTTCCAGCGGTAACAGTGGCGGTCACTGCCAGGCTACCAAGCGTTCCAACACTGGTAAGTGATGAATTAACAAATGATGCAGGTAAAGTTGTTGCTGATGCCGATAAATATCCCAATCCGGTTACATAATTCTGTACAGCAGTACTCGACGGATATTGAGTTGCCGATGCCGATAATGTTGTTTGAAGATTTACTGTGGTTTGTAAAGCAGACCTTGAATTTAAACTATTAGTATAATAAAGATTAGTACCGTCATTTTCAATCGAACCACTTAACGGTGATACCAATAATCCTACCGCTACTGGAATTACAAGTGGTGCTACGGTAGTAGTTCCGGATGCTAACGTTACTGTGCCTGTAAAAGTTGGATTTGTAATAGTAGCAAAATTATTTCCGACAAATGCTGTTGTTGCAATTTTTGTGCTTTTATCTGTTCCAATCTGTGTTGTTGCTGTTACCGCCGACCCTATCGAAATAGGAGTAAATACGCCCGTTCCGCTCAATGTGGCAGCCAATGTAACACCTCCGTACCATTTAAATGATTGCGATGTAGTAGCTACCGACGACCATAGTACGCCGCTATCCTCACCGAAACCATAATCAGTAGTACTACCAGTTATAGCAGGCGCAATAACAATTCTCGTTCCAACCGACCTTGTCGTGAATGATGGAGGTGCTACTATATTCGTTGGATTAAATAATAATATATTTGATGTGGTATTATTCATTTTTAAAAAACCGCCATCAAACTCCCCTGTCCCTGCTGTCCATAATCCAGCTCCTGCCTGTTGCACTGATACTTGATTTTCTAACCAATTTGTCATGGCTATTTCACCAACGTTTCCTGTTAATTTATTCCGCACTAACAGGCTATCAGCACCTGAAAAAGTTAACGTGTTTGGGGTGTAATCAAGGGTTAACCCGTTTCTTATTTTATTAAACACAAGGGTTGAAGACGCTACAGGCGGCGTAGCTATCCAAATATCCCCGAAGAAGTCAACAACGCTGTTTGTGCCTGTGTTACTTGTGCCGTTCCAGGATAGGTTAAAAGATGGGGTAACATTCCATTGAGTGTTGTGAAACGTAGTATTAGTGCAATTTTGCACATATAAGGCGGTTGTTCCGGTATTTAGATTTTCAAACCTTATGCCGGTACTATTGGCAAGATAAATATTCGAATAAACGTTGCAGCTTGCAAAAGTATATCCTAATGTTATCCCATCTGTAAAGATGCCGGCTTGGCCGCAGTGATTAAAGCTTGTGCCCGTAACGGTTGAATGTCCGTCGTTATCCAAAGCTACGCCACCTTCAAAATCACCGCCAAAAACAAAATTATCTGAAAATATACAACTACTTATGTTATTATTGCCGCCCTCTACCCGTATGCCCCTTCCACATAAAAAGGCAACACAGCCGTTTATGATATTGTATTCTGACCTATAATCAAAATTATATCCGATTGCACAGTATTCCGCTATATTCCCTGTCAACGTCATACCGTAATGTGTTGATACGCTAACAGGATTGTCCAGTCCGTTTAATGTGGAATAAACCCCTTGACCCAATCTGTGAAACCCGCAGAAGGATATGTCTATGTTATCGTATTCTGCCCCGGTTGGATAATGCCCCTTAACATCTATTCCGTGCTGTGCGGTTTGAGTAGTGTCGCCAGTGCCCCAAAAACCAACATTTTTAATTTTAACAAAACTACCTTCTATAGAAAAAATAGCGGAATCCACGGTTGTTTTTATAGAACCCAAACTGTCGATACCGCACCCTATTATTACAGCATTTGCGGGAACATGGATAACCTTGCTTACAATATACCCCCCGCGCGATAATACTATCGGGTATCCGCTATTCACGGCATTTTGCAACGCTGTTGTTGCGTCACTGCTGTGTGTAGCCCCGAATTGTTCCGGTGTTTTAAAAGGCACTTGAACTTCGGGGGCATACCCGGCAAGATTAGCTGCAAGTCTGCTTTTTGATACAAGGGCATTAGTAGATGCGGTATCAGCAGATAACGTTCTGTCTGCTGTTAAATCACCACCACCCAGTGTGCCGTACCCTGTTGTTATATTGCGGGATGTAGGTACATATCCCGCTCCTAAAACCGCATTTACGCTATCTACGTACTTTTTATCAACGATAGAATAAACACTTTGACTATATAATGCGTGATAGTTACCATTATAAGCCGCTGGGGCGTTTTGAAATTGCCATGAGAAAAATTGTCCCCCAGTATATGCCCCCGTAGTAGCCACCTGGCAATTAAAGCCACTGCCAGCACCTCCAAGTGCTAAAGGATTTGCCAAAACAAGAACATCGTTAACGCCTTGTCTCGCGCCACCATTGGTTATAATAACTGACGTTACAGCACCTCCAAATACAGTAATAGTAGCCGTGGGATTAATGCCTGAAGGCCTTGCGCTATTAAACAGTACCACCAATGGATAAATACCATCAACATATAAGCTGCCGCCTACTATATTTTTGGTAGTCAGCGCCGGTAATCCCGTAGTAAAAATAGGCTCTGAAATACCTCCTGTCAACACATCCCCATTAGCAGACATTGCCAACACATTATTAACTATAAAAGGCGAATAGAAGCCTAAAGTACCATTACCCGTCCCCGATACACTTAATTGCTGTATGGATGCCTGTTTTGTTATAAGATTGTTTAATGTTGCTAAGTTGCTTATTGAAATATTTGCTCCTACAAAGGCATTTGCTGTTGCTGTTTGGTCAATAGTTAGGTTGGCATGTTGTAGGACGGTGGTGTTTTGGATTAGGTTTTGCCGGGCCGCGTTGGTATTCCATAAATATTTAAAACTGCCAAAAATGCCCGGATAAAAATATCTTAATGAATCCTGATTTGAAACACCTGGGTTTGGTGCGTTCCATTGCGGTGTTACTTGCCCCTTAACCGAAACAGTCAGGATAAAAAGCGTTACAATTAAAATTATTTTTTTCATATTTTTTTTAATAAAAAAAGCGGCACACTCCCAAAGGAATATGCCGCTCTTGGCGATCTCTTTTTAACCCGTTAAACTTTCTTACGTTCCCTTTTTACAAGCCTCGGTAACTTGTTTATAGTACCGCAATGTGGACACTTAATATCGACCCGGTAATCACTTTCACAAATCTTTTTTTTACACGATATGCAGCGTCTTTCTGTCACTCACAAATATAAATTTTTAATCTTATTTTTAAACAACATTATTAGCTTAATTATTAATGGCTTTTGCCATTCATTTTGGCAAAATTCAAAAATTAATTTTGGCTTTACTTTGATAACGCGCTCGTCTGATAACCAATCTATATTTCTCATGTTAAGTTGAAATAACTAACTGAATATTATCGGCTAAATGACCCGTTCCATCATCATCAATATTGATAGAAATACTGTCGGGTATTTCGTCAATAACTTCGGTAATATTTATAGTTGCCGACACTGTTAAATCCTGGTAGCTAAGCGGTGAATTAGTAGCCACTTTAAACACCGCACCCGGCGCAAATGTTGATGTAAAAGTATCACCAACATTATAACATGAACCGGCTGATACAGGCGTTACACCCGTAACAACTCCACCTAAAACAACTATAGTTACAGTGCCCCCGCTTCCAATGCCATTAGGGCTATAAACACCGGTGTTATTAATAACCGCTTTTGCTGTATATGTGCCATCCGACGCCGATGTAGCAGCCGTTTTTATCGAAGCTGTTAACAAGCCGCCGCCCGTTATTTTTCTAACTGAAAAACGCGGTATCTGTCCAAATGAACTGTATAAAGTTTGAAAGGCAGTTAATGCAATTGGGTTAACTGTCGTTCCGGCTGGATAGTTAATCCTGCTTGGCGTTATACCGGCAGCCATCAAGGCTAACACCCAATCCCGGTAAACAAGTTGGGTTGCTTCTGTTATTGCGAATGGTGCCGAATAAGCTACCGTATCATTAAGCACAATATCGGCCCCATCATTGGAAGCCATACTGTCAACCACCCACATATTACGCCTGCCGTTGCTCTGTCCCATATTATGCGCCTATTGGCCCTTTAAAAAATAATGTAACTATTGATAATTGTCTATTTTCGCGCTGGCCACCTAACCCGCTTCCGTCAGTGTTGCCGCCTGCTATTTTAATTGTTTGGCTATCGTGAATGCCGTCACCCCCGGGGCCATCTTGTGTTCCAAGCAGACCACCACCAGCTCTATTTCCGGCTACTGTACCTTGTGTTTTTCCGCGTATTGGATCAACTTCATTAAGGGACGATGATGCGCTATTGGTGGTATTTATAGGGTGACTATGTGGTGCTAAATTTGAAATACTGTCCCTGGTATGATCAGTGCCAACCATAGGATTATTTGGATTGGTTGAAGGAGTAACAAATTGATCATAACCAGTATAACCGTTTTGAGTAACATTCCACGCTGAAATGCCTATATAGTTAGTATTGGTTGATTGGCAATATCCAATAGCAACGGTACCGCCCCTATTTACCGTTCCATTTCTTCCATCACACATACGACACATGTAATATTCGCTCCCTATCTTTCCAAATCCGGTTGACAAATCCCAATCCCTTTCAAAATCTGTATCGTCATTTGCTTCCCACATACCTATATCATTTTGTCCGTACCTACTAACAATGTCTAAAGAAGGTGACCCTGATGGTGCTTCATCATATTGCAGGTAATCAAAAAGTATGTCAGCAGTTGCCGTTCCGATTGTTATTCCAGTTACATATAGGGTTTGGGGTCCCAAAAATAAAATCTTTCTATCCTGGTTATAGCCCTGGTTATTTGATGGAACGGGTATAACGTCCGAAAATACCTCACTGCCTCCAGGCGTAATACCAACCTTTAAAGTAAATGGCGTTCCACTTGTAAGGTTAACAGATATATTTTTTAATAATGTATATTTTTTAAATATGCCAACGACATTAAAATCAGCCGCCCGGTCAAAATAGTTTTCTGATAATTCCACTACGGTAAACCCTTTAGGCGGTGTTGTACCTGTTTTTAAGGACTGTAAAAAAAGATTATTTGATTCTACTATGGTCATTGTCAGGCCTACAAACTGTGTGCCTAACGGGTCTGTTCTTTTTACTTCCCACTTAGCCGATTGCGGGTTTTGGTAGGAAACGCCGTCAATTTCAATTTGATCGCACCCAAAAGCCCAATTAACCTTATCGCTCATCCAAGTGGGAACACCGGCAAAGCCACGGTTTGAACCTATGTAAAGCATAAATTCACGGCGCGGTACTGAATTTAATTTTGTTGGGTTATATTCTTCGTCAGTATAAACTACGTTTTCAAATGCCGGGCTAAACTCTCCTGGAGGTATATTGCCCTCAACCCTCAAATTAAACGTTAAAAACGTGCCATCGGTGTGTTGAAAAACTACACCAAATCTATTTTGGCTATTAGTGTATTGAAACAATAATGTTTGGGGCCAAACCGATGCAACGCCTATCGGGCGTGATTGATATATTTGTACGGTTTCGCTGTCATCAGTGTATTTTATTTCAGCATAATAATTGCCTGCGGCAAATTCATTCCAGTTAATTTCAAATTCATAACAGGTATAAGTTTGACCTATAATTGAGGTAACCGGCGTTGACGGATCAATGGTAGCTTTAACAATTCCTTTGTAATCGTAAATATATAAAACAGGTGCCCAATCACTGAAACATTGCAGGTATTCTATATCATCAGTTTGTCTTTTTTGCAGATATGGGATAAGGTCGTTTTGATAATCAAACGGCACCGAATTATAATTGCTCGGAAACGTTTGAATAAGCTGCATTGCCAGGGAATTAATGGGGGGATATAGAAATTGTTTTGCCATTTATTTGCTATAAATTTAGTGAATTAAATTCAACATATTGTTTTGTGGTGTAAGCAATAATTTATATTCTCTTTGTTTGTTTTTTGCAGGGTCAAAACTTGCCGAAATTAAGAAGCCATAATAAGTATTTCCATCAACTTCAAAGCTGATATAGCCCGTTGGAAACATCGTTAAAAGTTTCAAAATATTGATTGGTAAATCGGTTGTAATGGTCGCCACATAAGGTAAAAATAAAGCCGTTGGTAAAGTTGAGATATCAACAGGTGCGCTTTCAGAAACCGAAACGCCGCTTGTGTTTATAGTTACCAATCCAATACTTTTTAAGGCTTCGGCAACAAGTATTTGCCCCTCCCATTTATCAAGCATCCCT